GTCCATCAGCCACTTCTCAAGGCCGGGAAAATTGACGCACAATGCCTTGAGCGCTTGGGCGGGGGTGTCGGCTTCAAACTCGAACCGGCAACGACCACCCAAAAATTTGCGAAGTGCGCCGTAGACCTTAACGACTTTCATGCCGCAGGACCATGGCTGTACTTTTTACATAATAACCGCCATACACGTCCCGACTACTGAGGCGGCCTTGAACATGGTGCAAAATCTGCTGGTCACCTAGGTAAATGGCGCCATGGTTTGGGAGATCTGCTGCTAACTGCATCAAAATGCCGTCGCCGTACTGCAGTTCCTCAAACGGCACCTGTCTAAAGCCTTGGGATTTGTACCCTTCAACGTATAAATTTTCGCCGCGTTCCCAAAAGCGGTCACGGCGATTGAAGTCCGCCAGCTCCAATCCCCACTCGCGTTTGTACCAGTCACGCGCCAGCGAGTAGCAGTCAACCACCCCAAATACAAATTCGCGTCCGACATAAGGCAGCTCGAAGTCGGTTGGCTCGCAATAACCCCATGCTTCGGTCTTGGGATTGACGATGATCCAAGGGATTCCGGTATTGTTGCAACTGATCTGATCGGCTGGTGATGGCTGCGGTTGGGATGTCGGGTGACTATGCACCACGGCGATGATTTCGCCTTTTTCTTCCGCGATGGCGTAATCCTCGGGATCGAGAATGAAGTGCTCGTCTGGCGTGACGGCGATATTGCGGCACGGGAAGTAACGTCGCTTGCCTTTGACCACATGGAGAAGGCCGCACATCTCGCGTGGGTCTTCGGCCTTGGCGTGCTCCAGAATTTCAGCCTTGAGTGCTGCGGAAAGTTTCATTGTGCTAAGCCAGCACCTGGGAATGAACCGAACGGTAATTCAGCAGTAGCGCCAAAGCGCAACTTGCAAGAGCTAAGGCGTTTGCCGCATTTGTCCTGCGCCAAGGTGCCGACAACACTATCAAGCTCATTCCAGTAGTTGCTCCCGGTGTAGCCACATTCTGTGCTGCGGTACTGCCATTGGCAGATGTTTGCAATGATTTGACGCTTGGGAATCATCGTGCCAGCCATGTCAAATTTGCTGGCAAGTTCCCATTGCACCAAGTCGCGGGTTTCAGCGGATTTGCGGTCCACATACCAAATTTCATCTGGAAATTTGGCGTGGGGATCAGCAGTGGGTTCGCCGTCAAGAAATTTTTTGAGCGTGCGGATGCGAACTACTTTTGCGCCGCCGAGGTCGTTGCCGGGGGTAACGGCATTGGCCGCCAACAGCAAAGCGCTGATTTCGCCACCAAGATTGGCAACAGATAGCGTTGGCCGTGGCAACGTGCCACCGTTGTTGTATTCAAAGCCCTCGGCCTGAATCGGTAGGCGAATGTAGGTTTGGCCGTTCCAGACGATGTTGCCGGTGACATTGGCATTGGCACCTGCGTGGAAGTAGTAGATGTCGCTGGCGCCGTGCAATGTGGCGTCTAGATGCAATTGAAATAACTCGACGATGGCATTTGGTGCCAGTACTGCCAGTTCTTCGTAAACGCTACTGATCGCTTTCCATGTGACGCTGCCGTCAGTGATGGTGCTACCGATGTCTGTTGGCCAAGCCGGTTGCGTGCTGGCGGATGTGCCAGCGACCGTGCAACGGAAAACAAGACCGCTAGCTTGCAGCAAACTGGCGCGGACAATGTCACCAACGGCGTAAGCGGTGCTAGCAACCCAAGCGGAGTAAGCCATGATTTACGGCTCGAAGACTTGGCGGAAAGTCGCCTGTATTGAATTAATATTGGCGGCCACTACAGTTGTGCTCCATTCATCGCATACCCATTTGGCAGCGGAACCGTAAGGAGGCGTCCAATCAAATGACTCGACAGCACCACGTGCTCGAAGAAAAGAAAGAATATTATCTCTTTCCGTATTTGTACGATTTTTAAAATTTAATTGCCATGTCGCTGGCTGTGTATTTAAACCAAAAGCCAAGCGCTGCTCATAACCATCACCAAATTTGACTTGGCGAACATTTGGGCGAACCGATTCGCTCGCATCAAAATCAGGAACGTAATTAAAAGTAGCCATTAACGAGCTCCAGAAAGAAGACCACCGGGACGTTGTTGTCTTACGATTTCAGCTTGTACTGCGACGGAAACCGCTTTGCCAAGGGCATTGGCATCTTTATTATCGCCTTGAACGCTAGTTCCCTTTGCATCAACATTTACAACAACATTCGTATTGCCTGTTGCACCATTTTTCAAGGTCACAGGAATGGAACGCCCATCAGGCAATGGAACGTAAGCTTCGGATTGGCTACCTTCGCCAAACATTGCAAGTTGTGGGCTACTAGCAATTCCACCATTGGCATAACGCTTGAGCTCTAGGGGACCACTTGCGGTCATTATGCCGCCATTGGCGAATCCAAAAGTAGGGAACAAAGCTTTCAAACCGGCACGTATACCAAATTCAAATAATAATTTTGCGGTTGAACGCAATATATCACCAAGGATGTCATTAAGACTCTTGGCACCATCGAACAGAGAATCAAAGGCGGAACCCAAGCCAGATGCAAAAGTTTCAATAATTGATTTGCCAAGTTTTTGAGTTTCAGTAAGTTCTGCCTTTGAAGTGCTAACTGCAGTTTTAAATCGTTCGATTGCTTGAGCAGAGGCAGTGGGATATTTTTCAAGAAAATCAGCAATTTGACGTTCAATCAATAATTGATTTGCTTTTTCTTTTGTGATAATTCCAGATTTAATTTCTGCGTCTTCTATAAAACGATTCAATTCTTTCTGGACTTCCAAGCCACGCAAAATTTGATCTCCATATCCTTTGAATGCACTTTCAACGGCCTTGGCGAGACGAGTTTGATTTTCAATACTGCGTTCCTGCGCTTGATTAATACCAATTCGATTGCGATCTCGATCTAGGGCAATCTCGACACGGCTGAGTTCATACTCTAAAAATGCAGCTTCTAAATCATTGCCCTTTTGGATTTGCTCATTAATTTGCTTGATCAAATCAAGCTCTTCTTTGGTGCGATCAACAAGTTCTTTTGCCTGCCGCCCACGTTTACCTGCTCCGCCACCAGTTTCATCGGCAAGACTGCTAGGCAGTTGCGCACCACCAAGCCCAGTACCAAATGAAGATGGTGTGAACTCCGGAAAAAGAATATTTTTAACAGTATCTGTATATTTTTTAGCCCCAGCAGATTTGGTTGCCTGATCAACAAGAGTATTGAAATATTGGTTGTAAAACTTTGATGCCTCTCCGGCTCGCACAAATGTAAATAAACCTCCGGGACCGCCAAAACGACGATCAGTTTCGCGCCGTGCTTGCTCTTGGAATTGACCAATTCTCTGTGGCGTCAGACTTTGAACAGCTTTGGCACGGTTGATTGCTTCCTCAATACGTTGCAAAACAGTATTGAGATTCCCTAATAACGTGGTAAAAGCAGCATTGAAAACACCAACAAGAAACTTTGCAAAACCGCCAACAATTTTGCCAAGTTGATTGAATCCAATCGCAAATACAGTGATGACCCTTTTGATTGATTCTTCGTTGGAGAGTGCCCAGCTCAAAACGCCAGAGATTAAATTCTGGAAGCCAGCACCTACAACTTGGAAGAACCCGCCAAATGTAACACTTGCAAGATCAAGAGCTACTTTCAATCTTGCCCCTGCATTTTCTGGCGCTGTTGCCAAAATTGATGCGGTTTCACCATAACGCTTGTACAGTTCTTCACTGAACTTCAAGAAGTCATCAAGAGTGACTTTGCCGTCCTCCAAGGCTTTATCAAGTTCTTGAGGTGTCTTGCCGATCGATTGCGCAAAAATTGTAAATGCACCAGGCAAGCGTTCACCAATCTGTTGACGCAGTTCTTCTGCACTCACCTTGCCCTTACTGAATACCTGAGCAGTTGCATTCAGTGCGGCATTGAGTTTCTCAGCATTGCCACCTGTGCCAATAATTGCCGCCGAAATACCACGAAAAACAGTATTGGTTTCTTTGGTGCTAAGACCAGCGCCAACAATGCTTGCCTTAAGGCGCGTATATTGCTCCGTCGTTTGCCCAAGAGGCAACAAAAATTGCGCAGTAAATTTATTGACCGCTTGAATGCTTTGTGTGTAGTCCTCCTGATCTCGGCTAACACCAGCAAGGGCAATTCGATATTTGTTGATCGAGGCAACATTTTCAGCGATCAAAGCCGCTTGTTGCCTCAAGGCACCCAATTGAGCACCAATTGCACCACCAGCGATTGCGCCAGGCACGCCACCGACAACAGCGCCAACACCGGCACCCAATGCACCCTCAACACCACCAAAAACGCCAGCACCAGAGATGGTTCCAGCAATCTGTGCAGCCTTGCCAAGGCCGCCTCTACCACCAGCAGAAGGCGTTACCTTCTTCAGTTGCGCATCAAGTTTGGCCGCTTCGGCAGTAGCAAGCTTGAATTCTTGACTGCCTACCTTGACGCTATTGGCAATCTCTTTCCATGCATTTGAATATCCACGCAGGTTATTGATACTCTGCGCTGATGTTCCCTGTATCTTCCGCAGTTCTGTTGATACTTCCCTGAAATTGACATTCGTGGCAGCAGTTTGCTGCGCCAAGCCTTTCAGGCTGCCTTGAAGCTTTGTAAGCTGCTCGTTGCCTTGCTGCTTGATCCTGACTAGCAGTTCTGTGACTTGGCTCATGATCGCTGCTCACTCATGATCATCAAAGCCGCTGCTTCCATGACTTGCACGCCCTCGAAGACATTCACAGGATCTTTGACTGAATACAGTCTACAGAGGTACTCCAAACTCGGGTAGTTCAATCCCGTTGCACCCATTGCCCCAACGATCCATTGCGTCTGCATACGCATAAACATCATCACAACTTCCCAGTTCTCTTCCCATATCTCAAAGTTTCGCGCCTTACGTTGCCGACGCAAATCTTCAATCGCCTCAGGCATCAAACCCAAAGCGATCAAATCCTCTTCAGTTTCCTCGTCTTCGCCACCCGCCCCGAACCAATGACGAGCGGCGTCTCTTAGTTTTTTTGTTGCGCCCCAACCACGCTGTCCGCGTAAGCGCTAATCAGAGCACGCATGACATAAGGATCGTCAGCCAACTCCTTTTTTGTCTTTTGGGTAAAAGGAATCTCCTTCCCAGCCTCATCAGTGATCCCTTCCCATCCTTCAAGGATCTGATCAACAAGAGCATCATCGCCCTTCTCGACCAGATCGTTGAATTCAGAGCGACTCATCTTTTTAAAGATTGCGTCAAACGTCTGTTTTTGAAACTTGCCGCCATCAACAGGTGTCTCCACCGTGACTGGCCACTTGTAAGACGCAACCTTCTTAAGAACGAAAGCCATGCAGATCAGGTGTAAGCGAGGGTGATTTCGTCGTTACCCGAGGAGGTCGGGACGAGGGTGAAGGGCAGGT